TAAGATAGCAAGTGCCTTAATTTGAAATGCGTGTCCATACTGGGTTAATTTACTCATATTGTTGTTACTCCTCTTTTTTGTACTACTTTAGTAGCACATTCGTTAGCAAAAATTATTGATTCTTTTATATTTTTATTTTCTAAATATTTTATTACTAATCCTGATAAAAAAGTATCACCTGCTCCTGAAACATCCTTTATTAAAACTTCTTTATTTACAGGATAATGTATATCTTTATATGTAGCTCCATTTTTACCATCAGTTACTATCACATTATCATTATCATAATGAGAATTATTATCCCATTCAGGTTTATTTATTTTAATAAAATCTATATTTTTACACCAACTACCTAATTTCTTTTTTGTATCTAAAAATATTGGGCATTTAGCTTGTAAAGCTATAGTAGTAATATCATCTTCTTTAAGAAATCCTTTACAATAATCTGAAATTATTATTGCATCATAACCATCCAGATTCCAATATAATGTATTTATATGTTTACAGTTATCATTTTCATCTAACCTCATAATCATTTGATTACTTTTTATATCTACAAATCTAGTTTTTTTAATAGTTTCATCATTAGTAATTAAATCAATATCGGCTCCTAATGCTTTTAAATTAGCAGCAACATTTCCTGCCATTCCTGGATTTATAACCTCATTAATTGGTTGTAATACAGGTACTGGTGCTTCAGGACATATTCTGTTTATAACACAATATATAAATTTATCTACACAACTATCTCCTATTACTAATACTTTCATTTATTTAAATATTGTCTATATTCTTTAGTACCATCTACAACCCTATATATGGGAAACCAACCTGGCATAAATTTATCTTTATTAGCTTGTGTAAAATATTGATACCAATTAGGAATTATATCTTTTGAATGGAAATCATAATTAATTCTCATACCTCTAACTAATTCTTCAAAAGTTTCAGCTTCTCCAGTTCCTACATCAAATACTCCTCGTTCTAAAGTCATTGCGTGTAAATTTGCTCGAACTATATCAGTAACATAAACAAAATCTCTTTTAATATCACCTGGAAATAATTTAAAATTTCCTGCTTTATATGCTTGGTATGCAACAGATGCCATTTTACCTTTATGTTCTTCACCAGGACCATAAACATTAAAATATCTAAGTGCTACAAATTTTTCACATGCTTTTAACCCATATTCTTCAGCTAATAATTTTGACCAACCATATATGTTGTTAGGTATTCCATTACCATTACCATAATTTGCTGCTGATGATGAATATACTACTTTTTTATTATATTTTCTAGCTAAATTAAATAATTTTTTGCTTAAGGTGTAATTCCAATAAAGCATTTCATTACAATCTTGAAGCGTAGTATCAGATATTGCTCCAATATGAAATATACCATCACAATCTTTAACTTGATTTTCTAATTCTAAATCATTTTCCCATTGATTTTTATCTTGATGTATTTGGTAAACACAATCACCACGTGATTTAAGAGCTTTTAATACAGCTTTTCCTATAAATCCTTCTGTTCCTGTTATTATGAAATTTTTATTCATGTGTTTGTTTTGCTAATGTATTTAATTTTACAAAATGTTCTCTTAACCATAAATCAGGTGCTTTAATAGCATTACCTAATTGATCATCCGAATACATCATAATAAAGTCATTTCGGGAAAGCAAATTTATCGGTGCTTCTATTAATCTTGCTATTTGTAACTTTAATTCACCTGAAATTGGTGGGTTTTTTAAATCCATTAATTTTTCATTTAACCGGAGTTGAGTTTCCGACTCACTAATTTTTTTATGCATAGGTTCTTCTCCTTTACCCGCATGTTCCAAAATGAAATCAAGATCAAGGGTAGTTTGAGTAAGTAAATCTGGAACTATTTTAGGTAATTTTTTAGGTCCTAATCCTTTAACACCTTCGATGTTGTCGGATTTGTCACCCATTAAAACCTTATACATTAAAAAATTGTGAGCCGGTACTCCATAATCATCCATAACCATTCTAGGTGTATAGAATTTTTTCTTTGTTGGACTCCAAACTGTGATTCTTTCATCTACTAATTGTAGAAAATCTTGGTCTGCTGATAATATAGTAACATCTTCACTTAGTAAAGTGTGAGCTATATATGCTATTGTATCATCGGCTTCAATTTTATCTATTGAAATAACATTAACAGGAAGAAAATCTAAATATTCAATTAAACGAGAAAATTGGATTTTCATTGCATCTTTTTCTGCTCTAGCATCTTTAAATGCATCCCATCTAGTAATTCGTTTACCTGGTGTTCTATTAGCTTTATAATCAGGAAGTATTTTTCTTCTACGTTGACTACCTCCTTGACCATCATAAACTATAATTACTCTAGTTGGGTTTACTTCTCTAATAGCATAAGCTAAAGATCTTAAAAATCCAGTTAGTCCTCCTACAGGTACACCATTATCATTTAGGGCTCCATTTACTGCGAATGCTCTTAAGTAAAGGTTTAAACCATCTACTATTAACACTCTATTATTTACCCCTAAATCGCCCGGTTTTTGAACGTTATCTAATAAACTAAATATGTCTCCCATTACAATCCACTTTCATCAATTTCAATGTCTGGATCTAATTCTTGGGGTTCTTCATGTTGATATTTCATGATATAAGCATCACAAGTATCTCTATACATAGCCTCTTTAATTTCAGGTCTTTCTACACATAATTTTTCTAATTCTTTACCTGAAAAAGATAATATTTCTCCTGTTTCTGTGTCTGTATATTTACAAATTGGACCTGATTGTTTAACTACTTTGTAGTTTTTCATTAGTTTAAGCCAACCACCATAATTATCTATACCTTGTCTGTAGAAGACATTATATCTAATTTTACGATTTGGTGGGCCCATTCTATTTTTTACTACTATAGCTTCAACTTCTGACCCTACAACTTCATCAACTCCATTGATTTTTTCTTTAAGTTTCCCAACTTGTTTAAGTCTTAATCTAACTGAAGCATGAAATTGTAGAGCTTTACCACCAGAAGTAGTATATTGATCAGCAAATGGCATTGCTCCCATTTTTTGTCTTAGTTGGTTAGTGAATACTAAAAGTATTTTTTCTTTACCAATTAAGTTAGTAATTTTACGCATTGCTTTAGATAAAATGATAGCTTTCTGTGTTGCATAACCATCTTTTTCAAAATCAGCGGCTGATTCAATTTTAGTGGTAGCTGCGGCTACTGAATCTACAACAATAGTTACAAGTTTGTTTGGATTTTTTTCTCGAACTTTAAGAATAATATCTTCGATTGCTTCCATAATATCCTCAACTGTTTCTAATGGTAAATAAACCATTTTTTCAACATTAACTCCAATTGCTTGTAAAAATTGTGAATTTAAAGACGATTCAGTATCAATGTATACTGCAACTCCATCTTTTTTCTGTGTATTTGCTATAACATGAGATGCTAGTAATGATTTACCACTTTGTTCTAAACCAGTTATCTCAACTATTTTAGAAACAGGTAATCCTCCATCAGGTCTATTTGAAATAGCTAAATCTAATACTGTTGATCCTGTAGATACCCAATCAGTAACATCAGTGGGTGAATCTTCACTACCATCTAAAAAATATGCAACTCTATGATGAGTCTTATTGAACTTTTTATTTAAAGAATCAGCTAAAAGTCCTGTTAGTTCATCTCTATTAGTGTCTTCTTGTTTTTTCTTTCTTGCCATTAATCAAATAATTCATCAAGTTTACTATCTAAATTTTCTTTTTTCTTTGAAGGTGCTGGTTTAACTTCGGTTTCTTTACCTCCGTCTTCCTCAGCTGGTTTTAACCAACCTTGTAATTCATCCTTCATTTCTTCAAAAGTATATTTCTTAAATAAAGAAACTAAATCTTTTTGATTTTCTAAAAGTGATTCTGCTTGAGTAGCATCTTTCACTAATGGTGTTTGATTTGGTTTAACACGTACAGTTGTTGTATTAAACATTTTACCTGTTTCTGCTGCTGGTATTACTTCAATTGTAACATCACGTCCTTTTTGGATGTCTGTAATATCACCATAATCTTCATCAGCCATTACTCCTAATAGTTCTTGGTAAACCATTTTACCAAATTCATAAAATCTAACTCCTTTATCTTCTTCTCCTCTTACTACTACTGGAGCAAAAACTCTAAGTTTTGGGTATAATTTTTTAGCTAATTCCATATTTTCTTTGTCACCTGATTTTTTTAATGTAGTGGCAAATTCTAAGATTGGGTCTGATTCGCTAAAGTTAGAAAGAGCAATCATTCTTGGTTTACCAATACCGAAGTAAAAGTATAATTCCGAAAATGGAAAGTCTTTATTGTGTGCGTAAGGTACTATTCTTACTACTGATTTTTCACCTACTGGTGGTCTCCAAAAATTGTTTTTGAAGTCGCTAGAGCCACCTCCCCCTTTGTTGTTTAATTTGTTTAAACGTTTCTTGATTTCATTTAAATCCATAACCTTTTTTTAATTATTAATTGTGTTTAACTTTATTACTAATGTAATATAAGAAAGAAATTTGGCTAAACCAAATTTTTTACGAAAGACTTATAATTTCTTTTACTTTCGTATCTATTTTATTAAAACCATCTGCTTGTATTAACAATATGCAGTTTTTATAATCATCCCAATCTATAGGAAATCTTTTGTCTAAAATTCCATT